GTTGTAAGCATATTCAAATATTTAAATAGTGCCTATTACTTATAGTTATAACTTAAGCTATCGCGCTCACACCATGATGTATCATTTCATAACATGACGAGTTATAAATATATTCAGATAATCTATTATTCCAATTTTTTCTAAAAACTATACTAAGATCTTTCTTCCTATTTCAGTGTTGAAAATTCCCTTTACTAAAAACAAGAGGCTAGACAAAACTCAAAAGTGGTTAACCAAAGACGAACATTGAAATACGCAAACTCCTGCGGGAAGATAGGCATCCCCGGCCGCCTGCGGAAAGTGAAGTATATTTCCAGAGCAAGTTAGATCACAATATTCAGGGGTTCTTTAGTTAATATATTTTTGTCCTAGCCTCCTCAATTATTCGGTGGAAACATTTAGTGTAGTATAGTCAGTGAAGAGCAAAAGTTGGCTGTCTATTCACTTGAATATTTTAAAACAATTTATCAATTAACACATAAAATGTAAGGAAGGCATGAGTTTATAGATAGAATGTTCAATAACAGCATAAATAAGGAAGATTTAACGAAGTTGAATTTAAAGTAAAAGTTGAGATCATGAAAACTGCCATCTTCAACTCTTCAAATATGTAAAATTCCAGTTAAATAAAACGTGGGGTTACTATTTTTTAGTTTTGCTAGTATATAGCTAACCTTAGTAAATAATAAAAATAAGATATCACATATACAAATAAAAATTCATTTTACGGTAAGAATTTATCGATTACACCAATACTCTTTAACATGTTCCTGCAGTGATTGAATAAGTGGGGAGGAAGCTTTTTCTTTATGGTAAATCATGGATGTTTGAATATACATTGGTTCAAAATCATTTTCCACAAGTTGTAATTTTCCATTTTTTAAGTCCTGAAAAACGATATCATTAGTTAATGCCGAAATACCAACACCTTGAAGCACTGCACTTTTAACCGCTTCTAAATTACTAAATTCAATAGTACCTCTAATTTTCAGCTTGTTTTTTACCAAGTAATTATCTAGTAATTGTGCATATGGACTTTTTGTTTTATAGCATATTAGAGGATAGTTCTTCATGATTTGCTTAAGGGAATATCGTTCCGCTAAAACTGGAGAAATGACTAAAACGATTGGATCACTTGAAATCTTATATTCAAGTATATTTGGATCTTTAATATCTCCTGAAATAAAGCCAACGTCTATCTCATTACTTTGAATGCCATCAATAACCTTCAAAAATTCCCATGTATAGATTTTCATCTGAACAGATTGATTATATTGATAAAATTGTGAGATAACGGGCTGAAGATTATTAGTGATAATAGAAATATCTGCCCCTATTTTTAATAGACTTTCATCCTTTTCATACCGTCTCATTTCATTGGCCATCTCTTCAACTACAGAGAAAATTTTCGTTGTATATTTTTGTAAAGCATCACCCGCTGGCGTTAAGTACATTTTATTCCCAATACGAATAAATAACTTTACATTTAGTTCTTCCTCCAGTAATCGAATTTGCTTGGTCACAGCTGGTTGAGAAAAACTTAAATGTTGTGCTGTTTTACTATAGTTCAAAAACTGGGCAGCATAATGAAATGTTTGAAGGTTCCGAAATTCCAAATAAATCTCCTCCTAGAATCTATTAAAACAATTATACCTACTGATTATCGGATGTACATAAATATTTTTTTCACAGTTAGACGGATATTCGCCAGCAAATACAAACGAACCTGATTGGTAGAGTATTAAAAACGCAAACGACAAATGGCACATAAAATAAGCAAGAAAAGGACCGTACCGCTTAACTTTATTTCACAAGAATGAACCAAACCAAAACTGAAAAAAATTTGCTAAAAAAAGCCTTGCACAGAAAGAACCCTGAAATCGGTAATGAAATCAGGGTCGTTCGATTAATATATTAAAGTTATTAAAAATATCCTCATCCATTGGGGCTTCTAGCTAGTGAAAGTTGTTTTTAGAAAAAAGCATGACCAAATACAACAAGCGGCTGGATTTCTTAACATTCACTTTTGCTTACTTTAATAGTCTCCTTTAATGACAAAAAATGAACCCCGAATTGTTCCAGCTAGTTTAGACTTTTGCCTAGCAAACTTGAATTTCCCTTCAAGTTCCTTTGGTACCTCCATCCCCTCAGAAAGCTTAAAACCAACGGCCCGTTTCTTAGGATCATCAACTGTATACATAACATTGACCTCAAGACCATCCTCATAAAAAACGTAAGCAAATTTGATATTTTCCACTTGAAAATGCGATGTTTCTAAAGGTTGGGCCGCAAACTCAATATCACGTTCCTCTTTTAAAATTCGGTTTACATACTCAAGAGTCTCCTTGCTTTCGCTAGCTGGTACAACCGTAAAATCATGCTTGTATTTGTTCATAAAGTAACGGGCTTCATTAGCACGTAAACCAGCAAGCGCTTCTGCAACAGGTGAAGACTCTAAACCAATAGTAGACACATGTTTAAAATCAACAATATAGGACATTTCCATCATCCCTTTTTCCCTTTATTTCTCAACAACTGGAATCCACATTTCACCATAAACTAAGCCGTTTCGCTCTCCCATCTTAACCGTTGCGTTTGGCCCACCAACATAGGCAACATTCTTTACTTCTGGCAGCACTTGACCAAAGGCAATACCAGTAAGTTTATTATTTAATTCATCAGCTGTCTGTGCTTCCCCTTTAACAACTAGATATTGCCCCTTAGGGAATTGGATGACTCTGGATTCTTCTAATGTTGGTGTCGAATCCTCTACCATGACGCCAGCATAATACATCATCTTGTTATTCACTGCTTCGTTCACAGCAAAAATGTAATCATTTATCGCCATGGCTTTTAATGTGTCGAGCCTTCCATCTTGGCTGACAGCTTGCCAAAAGTCTGCCTTTTCCTTGTTTATGCCAGCAAAATCCGTGTAATGACTCTTAAGCTCAGTTCCAAGACCGAAAACGATAAAACTGTCTTTTTCTTCTAAAGTATAATCTGCCATATTCAAAACCTTCCTTTTTCTAAATTAATCAAATGACTTGTCTTCTTCACTTGATGGATATATGATAACTTTAAATGATGTCAAAAAATGATACTGTTTAGGAGCCGCCATGAAAAAAGTTGAACGAATTAATGTTATCATGCGGTATATTAACAACCGCTCCCATTTTACAATTTCTGAAATCATGCGAGAATTTAACATCTCCCGCTCGACAGCTATTAGAGATATTAAGGAAATTGAGGCAATGGGGATGCCACTCGTCTCTGAAGTTGGCAGGGATGGGGGCTATTTTGTCATGCACAACTCTGTCCTGCCCGTTGTCCGCTTTACCAATAATGAGGTCAAAGCTCTTTTTATCGCCTTTATGGCCACAAGAAATCGACAACTCCCCTATCTAAAGAGCCGTCAGTCATTGGCTGAAAAATTACTAGGCCTCATCTCAGAGAATCAGCAAGATGATCTCGTTCTTCTAAATCAAATCTTGCTTTTTGAAGGGACTAATCCTAATAATCCAGACCTCCTTGAGCTTTCAGACCTTCCCCATCCCATGTTAGAAAAGCTCATTGAAATTCTTCTTTTGGATAGCTATTTATTGATTACGATCGAAGAGGAGAAGGATATAAAGTCTTATCCAATTTACCTTTTGCACCTATATCATGAAAATGGTCTCTGGCTGATTGAAGGCTTTGACTTAAAGGAAGAAAAGAAAAAGATTGTTCCTGTCGATGATCTCACTGATGTCAAACCCTACCAGACGAAGGAAAGATTAAGTAAGAAAAAGATTTTAGAAAAAATAAGCAAACAGGAAGCAATCATTAACGTTGTTGTTGAACTTGGGCCAAAAGCAATTGCTCAATTCAAAAAATACCATCCTTTAAAATTTTCAATATCCTATACGGATCCTTACCAAACTACAGCCATTCTAAAGACGTTTATCAATGTCAACAAGCCTGAAGAATTGGCCGAAATAACAAATTGGCTGCTTTTTCTCGGCGAAGATATCAAAGTCAAAGAAATGCCAAAGGAAGTCTTAAAAGTTTTACAAAAGAGATTAAGCTTATACTGCCCATAAGCAGTGGAATTAAAACCCAACATTCGAGTTTGCCCAAGTGACAGATATCCTCTATCTCCTGGACATCAGAGAAAACTTGTTATCTTTCGGCTGCTTCCCAAATTCTCCAAACAATAAACAACCCCTTCATACAAATGTTTGAAGGGGTTCTTACTTGCTAGCTTTAAAAGCCACTGTATTTTCCATATCAATATAACTTAGTAGTCCGTTTCAAGAGACGTAAAAATTGAACTCCAAATGGATTAACTGTCATTCTTTTGTACATTCAAATGTAAAGACCCTTAAAGCGGAAATATGTATTATTCCTATTTAAAGGCTTTTCGCTAAAAAGTTCTTTTTTGCAGCAATATCTTTATAACATTTTTGAAAAGGGGAGTTGAGAACATATCATTCTACTATCTCCCCATCCCATTAATATTTTTTTCACTGGAATTTATCGAGTAATGCACGCACATCATCAGTTGACTCTGTACTCATCAATTGATTTCTTAATTCACTCGCCCCTCGAAATCCTCGGACATATATCTTAAAAAAGCGACGAAGAGGTTTGAATGGACGTGGTTCAAATTCTGATGAATATTTATCGTGGAGATCAAGTTGCAATCTTAATAGATCAAGCAATTCCTCACTGCTATGCTCTTTCGGCTCTTTTTCAAAGGCAAATGGATTTGTAAAAACACCGCGCCCGATCATAACCCCATCAACGCCATATTGTTCAACGAGCTGCAAGCCAGTTTGACGGTCAGGAATATCCCCATTGATCGTCAAAAGTGTATCTGGTGCGACTTGATCACGAAGTTTCTTGATCTCTGGAATGAGCTCCCAATGAGCATCTACTTTGCTCATTTCCTTTCTTGTCCGCAAATGAATAGAAAGATTGGCAATGTCTTGTTTCAATATATGTGTTAGCCAGTCCTTCCATTCGTCTATCTCCGTGTAGCCAAGCCTTGTCTTCACACTTACAGGCAATCCTCCTGCTTTTGCTGCTTGTATAATATCTGCAGCGACTTCCGGACGGCGGATAAGGCCGCTTCCCTTCCCTTTGGCTGCCACGTTAGGCACAGGACAACCCATATTAATATCCACACCTTTAAACCCAAGTTTCGCCACACCAATACTCATTTGGCGAAAATATTCGGGCTTATCTCCCCATATATGTGCGACGATTGGCTGTTCATCTTCTGTAAAAGTCAGCCGGCCACGCACACTTTGATTTCCCTCTGGGTGACAAAAACTTTCTGTGTTTGTAAACTCTGTAAAAAACACGTCAGGTCTGCCTGCTTTACTCACTACATGACGAAAAACAACATCCGTCACATCTTCCATTGGTGCAAGTATAAAAAATGGCCGTGGTAAATCACGCCAAAAATTTTCTGTCATTTTAAAACTCAAATCCTTTCGTGATGGGATTCTAGGTCAAACCCCGTTCCAAAATTAAAAAGTAAAAATGATCCTGCTTCATTTACACTTATAGCATGCTTAAGCACTTTTTATCAAACTATAGTAAATTTCGAACATTATAAACTTTACTATTAACAACTAAAAAGTGCAAAGAAAAGTGAGTAGAAAAAGACAATTCGGGCCACAAGCTAAGTATGAGCGGGGTTTCTACATATTGTCGGCAATATTCTTATCAATAGGCGGGACTTTTCCTACTTCCCTGTCTCAATTTGTGAAAAAAACTGGGAAATTATTGGATTTGTAAGTAAAAATTGGAATCTATTTCTTTAAGATTTTGAACAGAAAAAGACCCTGATATCAGAAATGTTTATTATTCCGAAACAGGATCTGTTCATTATGAATAATGAATGTTTTTTTAGACAATTACATCTAAGAAATAATTTGCAAGGCATGTTCAAAATGGTCAATGACCATTTTGAACACATCCCTTTCTTAAAAACTCTTCTATATCAAGGATAATGACACTACACACTCCACATGGCTTGAGAGGACAGAATGAATGTCATTTGAGTGTGTCAGTTCTCGGAAACATATCCACTGCGTTTTTGGGGCTAACGGTAGACGGGAACATATCCATTACATTTCATAATTAAACTTAATGTGATATTCCACATAAATTGGAATTTGTTGCTTTATATTTAATTCCGTGAAGTAGCAATACATAAAACATCAATAATCTTTCCAATGCTCCATCGGCTTTATTTCAAGAATATCCAAAGGTGGTATTTGTATGTGATTTTTAATCAGTAGTATATTTTCACTCGGTTCACCAAAGGCAGTATAATATGCCTTCGTCAAATAATTCAGAACCTTATCCTCATCGCTTTGATCGTCATCACTATCATAGACAATTTCTTCACCACTTACCTTGGCCACTATCTCATAAGGATCATGCGTCGACATCCACTCCTGGGACAATTTCAATCCGAGAAGATTGTCGATATCCATTAAAATTTCTGGCCTACGATGAACTTGTCCGCCATAAGGGGTTCTCTCCCACACCGATAAGAATCCACACGTGGTGTAATCATAGTAAAACTTTCTTCCTATAGACCAACGATTATAAGCCTCTGTGTCTTGTCTTGGGCAAGCTCCGAAAGTAATATCAAATGCTTTTCCGCAATATGTCAGTATTCTCTCATCCAAATCTATATAAATATCGTGTTTTTCCAAGAACTCTCTTAGCTCAGAGTCATGGCACAAATAAGATTGTTTTAGATCTAATATTCCATGTTTCCGAAAGGATGCGCATCCGTTAGCGCTTGTTGTAATATGAAAGTAGACAAATTCAAAATCTTTGTAGCTCTGAGGAAGATACCCATGAGTGTTGATCACATCTGCCACAAGATAATCTGTATATTTATATTCGCGCTCGTGACCAAGGTATTGTTCCCATACTGGAATTGGTACACCTGTGAGATTGGTCAATGTCCGTTGTGCATATTCAGTTGTACGAATATCGTAAATCATATTAGGTATAATCATCTATTTTCCTCCATTCCCTCATCCCTTTTCACATAAACAATTTCAAATTTATAATTGATAAATCTCGAAGCTATTATTCTTAATAATATAATGCCTATTGTTCCAACAAAGCTAAAGATGAAGTTTTCCTTCTTTTGCTCGCCATAATTAGAGCTAAACCGAGGTTCCAGCAAATCCCCCAGATTTAAGTCCCCTTTTGTGCCATGGTAGAAAGACCCCGTGTCTAAGGATTTTTCATTAATTGCTTTAGCCCCTCTTCGGATGTTAACATTTCAAGATTATTAAATATTTCCTCTTCGCTCCAGTTCCACCATTGAAGCTTTAGCAATATTTCAATTTTCTCATCACTAACGCGTCTTTTAATAAATCTTGCTGGATTCCCACCATATATTGTATATGGCTCAACACTTTTCACTACTGTTGAATTAGCTGCAATAATCGCACCATCACCAATTATAATGCCTGGCATAATGGTTACATTTTGACCTATCCAGACATCATTACCAATCACAGTATCTCCCTTAAAAGGAAGTTGTTCTACTGTAGGAGTAACCTTTTCCCATCCACAGCCAAAGATATTAAAGGGATAGGTTGTAATTCCATCCATTCTATGATTTGCACCATTCATAATAAACTTAACACCCTCTGCAATTGCACAGAACTTACCTATTAGCATTTTATCCCCCAGAAATTCGTAATGATGCTCTATATTATCGTAAAATTTCTCTGGAGACTTTTTATTATCGCTATAATAGGTATATTCTCCAATTTCTACATTGGGTCGTTTTGGTAAATTACTTATATAACAAACCGTTTTAATGTTTTCATTTGGATATAGTTTCTTTTTATCTGGCCCTTTCATTAGATATCCGCTCCTTTCATTTTTCAATATGACTTTTTAATCCGTTTCTTCAGTCACATCCGTCAAATATAAACAAGCCACTGACGGGAATTTGTTCGCGCAAATAATAAGTTAAATCAATATCTCCAACAGCCACTCCACCACAAAGTGGGCCTTTGAAAGCATGTTTTTTACCTTCCGTATCTGTAATGGTCATTTCCCACGTTCCTATATCGGTAGCATAGCAAACCGGTTGATTACTATTTATATACTGTGAAAAAAGTTCCAGTATTTCTTTTACTACAATTTCACCAATTGCTAAATGTTGTTTTCTACAAATCTCATATTTGCCAAATCCATTAGCATACTTATATGCTGTAAACCATACCCTGCCATTTGCAGATATAGTCAAATGCTGTTCCACTTCATCCTCAGGAAGTGGTTCTGGGCCGTAGCAGATATTATTGGATACAATCCTTACTTTTGGTATTTTCAATTGGAACACCTCATCGTCAAATCTCTATTATGTAATATTTACGACCCTCTATGTAATATTTACGACCCTCGCTTAAGTCCTGCCAGATAAAATCATATCTGCCTGATAGGGTAATATAATCTTTGTTTTTTCCTACACCAGTTGGCTTAAAAATACTACCGTAAACAGAATATTCTTCTCTAAAAAACTTATAAATGCCTTCATTGTTGCGTCCTTCATAGAAAGGCCTGTCTGAAACAAGAGTAACAGTAGCTGTATTAGTAAAGCCCCCACTCTTAAGTTCCTCCATGAATTTAATATCTTTCACGAATGAATACATCTGCTCTGGATACTGCCCATTTAATGGACACTTAAGTTCAATGGCATACTTCTCAGATTTATCTTCATTAAATATGGTAATATCTATTTCCTTCTTAATAGTTTTGTTGTCTGGTGTGAAATAAGACACATTCCTTTCAAACTGGATCCGATAGCCCAGAAGTTTTTTACGAAGGAATATCCCCAGCTCATGTTGAAGGCTAAACTCGTTATAGATTTCAATATTGGTTGATTGTGCGTACAAGAAAAAATCTTCTATTAACTGCCTTATCTCAAGCAATGTATCTCCCCCCATATTTATCAGCTAGACTGACTTTATTTGAACAAAGATAAAAGTCTCCTCTAATCAATCGACTATAAATGTGAATCAGCCTAATAACTCACGAATCTTTTCCGTAAGTATTGCTTTTCTCGCTTCATAAAACTTTTCGAAGTCCTCAATTTCAAGCGATACATCTTTCGGAATCATGGCTTGTTTACAAAACTCCGCTTTTTGTTCGTCGTTCATATCGTTATAATAATCAACGAGACGCATATCATTCTTACTACCATTACTTCTACCTTCAAGTAGATGTAAATTAGGCAGACGATTCCGCATTCCACGCCATCTTTTCCAATCTTCCATACTAACAGAAATTGGTTTGCTGCCGTTAAATCTGCTTTCTGGATGCAAATGATCTTGCTCGTATTTAAAGTTTTTATTTGTCCAGTCAAGGTTCAAGTAATAAAGAGCCTCACCAGCAACTCTGCTGCCTTTTTCTGAATTAAGGACATCTTCAATTTTTCCATCTGTTACCCTTAGGTCATTCATCTGATTGAGCATTTCGATGGTAATTTCATAGTCAAAGCTATTGATATTACTTTTCATTTGTTGTAATTTCCCTGTTGTGCCAGATTGGAAATATGTAAAAAAGATTGCTCTCAGCAAATAAGCACGGACACCTTCAGTGTTTTCAGCATCCCTCGCTTTCCCAAGATTTGCTTTGACCACATTGATAAGATCGGATTGTGTTTTTTCCTTTCGTTTCAAGGCTCTCATCACATCTTCATCAATCGTGCCTTTAGTAATAATGTGGTGGATAACCACTGTCTCATTTTGCCCTTGCCTCCAAAGTCTCGCATTGGTTTGCTGATAGAGTTCTAGACTCCAAGTAAGTCCAAACCAGATAAGCGTTGAACCTCCACTTTGTAAATTCAAACCGTGCCCAGCTGATGCTGGATGGATAACTGCCACAGAAATATCACCATTATTCCAATCCATGATGTCTTTGGAAGTTTTAATTTCTCTGACATTTAATTTTGCTTTAATATGCTCTAAATCGTGATTATACCAATAGGCAATAAGCACAGGTTTGCCGTTTGTACCTTCAATTAAATCCTCAAGAGCATCTAACTTGCGGTCGTGGATAATATGAGGATTTTTATCATCATCATAGATAGCACCGTTTGCCATTTGCAGAAGTTTGCCTGAAAGGACGGCTGCATTCATGGCATCTATTTCTTCATCAGCAAATTCAAGAACCATCTCTTCACGAAAGTGATCATATACTGATTGTTCTTTGTCATTTAAACACACTGGTACTTCATTGATCACACATTCTGGCATTTTCAGAAAATCAACCGACTTCATGGAAATGGTAATATCTGATATGAGCCGATATATGGCATCTTCAGCACCTGGCAACGGTTTATATGAATACACAATCTGCTGATTGCGTTTATCCGATGTAAAGAAGGAATTGCGGTAGTGAGTTATGTACCTGCCGAGTCTTTTACCCATGTCGAGAATACGAAACTCTGCCCACAAATCCATTAGCCCATTACTGGATGGTGTACCCGTAAGACCCACAATCCGTTTTGCCCTTGGTCTGACTTTTAGTAGACTTTTAAATCTTTTTGCACCATAGGACTTAAAAGATGACAACTCATCGATTACCACCATGTCATAATCAAAAGGGATGCCACTTTTGTTAACCAACCAGTCAACATTTTCTCTATTTATAAGATAGACACTTGCAGGTTTTCTAAGAGCTGCCAATCGCTCCTGCTCTGTTCCGATGGCTACCGAAAACTCCAGTCCTTTTAAATGCTCCCACTTATTTCTCTCAGCTGGCCAAGTATCCCTTGCCACCCTAAGTGGAGCAATGACCAGAACCTTTCCAACTTCAAAACTATCAAGACATAAGTCAAATATAGCCGTTAGAGTAATGACGCTTTTGCCAAGACCCATCTCTAAAAACACCGCAGCGATGGGATGCTCAAGTATGAAGTTCGTTGCATAGATTTGATATTTATGAGGATTGTATTTCATCGAGTATCCCTCCAATCTGCTTAACATCATCAATTACATAGCAAGTAAATCCTAACTTCTGTAATTGCTTTATTCTTCTAATCTGTAACGGACGAGGTTTCTTTCCGGGAGCCTTTAATTCCACAAATGCCATCTTTCCAAGTGGTAAAAGCACTAGGCGGTCTGGCATTCCATCTAAACCCGGACTAACAAACTTCGCCGCAATGCCTCCCATCTTTTTTACCTCCGCCACCAGTTTCCTTTCGATAATTATTTCAAGCATAAATACCTCCCATTAAAAAAGGCTCGGAACAAGAAAACAACTTTGACCCATTTTTCCTATACGCGCGCGTATGCGTGTATGCACAGGCTACTATTACTCTTTTTTACTATTTATAACTAAATAGAATACTTCTTGTTCCACTTGTTCCGAACCGTTGATTTTCCTTATCGTTACTAGCTTTAGGGAAAGAGCCAGTATGGGAACAAGGTAAGGTACAACCTAGCGTTGTTCCTCGACTCGGGAATAAGCTCGTTGCTTTCCGTAGACAGGAAACGTCACAGCACCATTCTTGTTCCCAGTGTACTTGTTCCACTCGCTGATCTTTCTCATAATGGCCCCAATAGCATAAGAATCCGATGGTTTTAAGATTGAGGGCTCTTTACCAAAACACTCACACCAAATCTCCATATTGCAGACAAGGGTTCTTTTTACTGTTCCAACACGGGTACTGCCGCCAAATTCGCTACCGCCGAGGAAATTTCTACGCTCGTACAAAGACATAGTGTCCCAATCATCCGGCAAAAGCGTATCCAGATAGGTACGAACCAGTCCTTCTCGTTCATCTGTTTCCATAGCATCTGCCTGTTCACTAGTTGCCATGGATATATCATCACCTTCAAGGTAGAGTTTTTCGCCTTTCTCATAAAGCACCAGTGCCTCTGCCCAAATCTGCTGTACTTCCTCTTTGGTCATCTGCCAAGCTTTCTTTTTACCGTTACCGCTAATGCGGACTGGCCAGAATCTGCGATTGCCCGTTATATCACGAAGAAAGCCGCTCTCTGCATTGGTAGAACCTACAATTACACACTGACGGGGATGGCTTTCCACGTTAACTCCATAACTTGCACGGTACTTATCATCCGCCCTTGAAATAAAGGACTTCACAATCTCCACATCCGTCTTACGCATTCCGGCAAGTTCCCCCAGTTCCAGCAACCAATATCCCTGAAGTTTCTCAGCACCAGATTTATCTTTCATGTCAGTAATGGTCAAACTGTCTGAAAACCAATCTCCTGCAAGTTTGGCAAAGAAGGTTGACTTACCGATGCCTTGAGGACCGTTTAATATTAGTACACTATCAAACTTTGTACCTGGTCTATAAATGCGGGCTACCGCTGCAACCATCGTTTTGCGAATAACTGCTTTTGTATAGGAATTATTTGTTGCACCGAAATAATCAATTAGCATATTTTCTACTCGACTAATACCATCCCATTTTGGTAGTGAGTCTAGATACTCCTTAACAGGATGGTAGGCTCGTTCTGACGCTACCGCTAACACAGCATCCTTGGTCTTGGTAGGAGAATAGACTCCGTATTTGCTACTTAAGTAAACTTTAAGAAGTGCATTATCTGAATCATTCCAACCCGCTTTGATTTGTTCCCAAGGAAGACCACCTTTGGCATCAATGCCGTCACGGTGGCAGTTGAAAGCTATATACTGTAAATCTTCATCATGCCGAATAATCTGAACGATATTGTCCAGCGTGTCTTTTATCCGACCTTGCTTATCCAATTCCAAACCTGTCTGCCAATCCTCATCACTAAACTCCTCTTCAGCTTGAGCCTGTCTTTCCTTTACAAACTCAGCTTTTACCGCTTCATCTTTTATAGCAAACTCACACATTGCCACAAAAGACGGCATCTTTCCAGGAGCCGTAGTAGTGGAAGCTCTATCATCTAAAGACCCAAATTTATGAATACGAACGAGGTCAAAGGCATTAAGGAGCAGGCCGCTTGCTGGGTCGGTAGCATGGTGGCTGTAAGCGAATTTATCATCATAGATAATCACACCCGCACTACTGTCAGCTGGAATATAATCGTATCGTCCTTCCATAGCAGAAGGGGTATAAACTGCGCCTAAAAATTTATCAATTGCTTCACAAACGGAGTAGGCACGACAGAATGTTCCTACCACACCCTCCTTTAAAAGCGGATTGGCTTGTTCTTTCAGACTGCGATTAATAACTTCAGACTGCCTGCTTGATACGGGCCAAGTTGACGTATCTCGCCAATTTTCATATTTTGCAAGATAAATATCCGGGTCAAGTAATGCTCCATCCTGCTCTTCGTAGACAAATTGACCATTAGAGGAAGTGGATGGCCAATACATAAGGCGATGGGCTTCATATGTCGTATCATCGAAAAGATCAATACCAATTTCTTTTGCCACCATACGTCCAACAGCTGCATATTCTTCTTCGCTGATCTCACGAGCAAGGGGAACGATAAGTCTGAGTCTTGGATTTTCTGGTGTGTGCTTATGAGTGGAGTAAACGCAACATTTGAAATCGAAAAGCAGACTGATTTGCTCCCAGATATTCGGTCTACCGTAATCCATATCGAGGGTAAGCAAAGAACGACACAGAACATTGCCCTTCTTTCGCCTTCCTTCTTTTAAATGTCCTCCGACAAAGCCGCCCACATCCTTGATATCATCTTGCTGCCCTTTTTTAAGTTTCCGATATTCTTCTACTGTTTCCGTAGTGCGTTGCGTCGTCTTTACACGGGAGCAAAAATCCTCCCAGGAGATATCTTTGTTTTTCCATTTCCTATCCATCCGGCTATTGCCTACTGCAATTTTCATAAGCTTTCAACCTCCTCATGCTCCGGACTAAAATATCTGACCGTTTGTCTGCGTTTCTTGGCTACTTCAATCTCCCGTGCCATGCCGCTTGAAATGGTATTTCCAAGCACCCACACCTCAGAGCATTTGCCCATGAGCACGATATCCATAAATATGGCAAGCTCTCGTTCCTCTGGGTTTTCATCATCCATAAACTGTGGAAACATAAGATGGGGAGCAATCGGAATACAGTTTTGGTCTAAGGCAAACCTGCAAAAACTGCGAGCCTTTTTAATGTTTCCTTCTACATCACCCGAATAGGGAGAACAGATATATACAAGCGGCTTAAAGGCAGATTTTTTCTCTGCCTTTTCCTTTTTCATTATGTTGGTCAGTGCTTCATGGGGAGTTGGGTCATGGTATCCTTCGTGATTGAATTTGTTGATTCCCATTACACACCCTCCATTTCTATCTGAGGCAAAATACCGTCCGCCTTCATCAGTTCGTAAATGAAGAGTCTGCCTTTTTGAGTCCAATATGTATGGACCTTTGTATGCTGTTCACCGTTACTGCCAAGGTAGCTATGAGTCTTAGTGCTGGTGTAGCCTTTTTCTGCATACTTCTGATATAAAAGCCAAATGCCGCCTTGTTTAAATTGGATGCCCTTTTTATTAAGATAGCGGTTCATCCAAATAGCTGACTTACCGTAATCTTTGGCGATTGCTGATGTGGAAATGAGGTCTTTGCAATTTAAAACCACATCGTAATAAGAGACTTTCGGTTTCATTTCTGCAATTTGCTGATTCTGAACAGCAACCGTACCTTCAAGCACTTTATTTTGATTCCTTACTTGAGTTAGTTGTTGATTGGCAAACTGTAATGCCCTTGCCATGATCGCCTCAGGGGAATTCCATCGTCTTTCTATTTCAAGAAAGTATTGACGGCACTCTTTCCCTTTTGGAGTACGCTGTATCATGCATAGCTCTTTTGCCATGTCGATTGTTAACTGATGGTCTATGCTTGGTCTGCCTCCAGTACTTTCGCTCAAAAATGAGCTAAAGTCTGATCCTTCCTCAAATCCGTACTCACACATTCTTGGAAACCAGTCTTTATAAGCGGTCTTTACTTCCAAGGCTTCATGCAAATCACGACCGAGTACGGTTGGTCGTTGATTTTCATAATTGATTTTTACTAATTCGTCCATACGAATTACCTCCTGCAATATAGTCAGAGGAAAGTTCCTCTACCTAATAGCCACAGGAGGTAATGATTGTTGAGGATTTTGAAAAAATTATTTAGAATTCTGATTATCGTAAGGAATTTGTTTATGCTAAAATGGATTCAAAGATTGATTCAGCAGTTTTTTACTTCAACAAACGGGCCAAGGAATAATGTGTATATAGAAAATTGCTATTGAATGAAGAAGTTGTGAAAGCTTTCACTTAAACTAACGGGGCAGAATAATGGTATAAGAATTGGTGTAGCAGTTGCTGTTTTGTTTATCTAGTGTAGTAAAAGAAGAAACGTAGCTTTTCTATTAGCTACGTAATTATAAACCTGCATTTCTTTACGGAGAGATATTCCTATTAGTCATATAAATATAAACAAAGTCATGTTGGAGCATCTTTTATAAAAGCATCTACGCTTTTAAATAAGGTTAGATAAAGTACGATATTATTTAAAGGTCTCGTTGTAAGGAATCTACTAATTCCTGTAATTTTAAGATAGAAGGTTGTAAAACTGCTCTATAAATTCGCTGAGTACCTATTTTATTAAATGTGACTAAATCACTTTGTAGCAATAGTTTTAAGTGATGCGAAATTGCTGGACGGGATAGGTCAGATAATTCAACAATTTCATTGACAGTTAACGGTCCTTTTTCAGTTAAATGTACCAATATTTGTTGACGTTGCCTGTCCTTAAGCATTTCGAAGACAGGTATACATTCATTTAATATATCTAAACTACATTTAAAATTTGTCATGTGGATTTTCTCCTTTTTATTTTGAACGACGTGGTAAGAGTGCAGTCGGACCATGCAACATTAGTGTATGGAATAATGGACTCCAGCCATTTTGATGTCTTTTGGTTTTTTTCCTTTTGCAATTCGTTTCATTTGTTGTTCATAATAACTATTTCCGATAAGTGCACCTAGCTTTTTATCCAATGCTTTAGAACAAGTTGTTAATCTCTGTGTATTAACCGTTTTATATTGTCCTTCCAAAATTTGATTCGGAATATCTGGGACTAAAGCAAGTGGACGCGCAATACCAATCATCGACGTTTTATTATTCATTAATGCTTCTTCCATACTATCTTTTGACCTAAAACCACCAGTAACAACAATCGGCACATCAACCATGGATTTTATTTTTTTTGCATAATCAAGAAAGAAAACTTCATCACTTCCTTCACCTGTACCTGAAGACATTTTAGGATTTTCGTAACTACCTCCTGATACCTCAATTAAATCAATCCCTAGTTCAGCCATCTTTTTCACAACTTTAATAGAATCTTCTTCGGTGAATCCACCTTCTTTGAAATCAGTTGAGTTTAATTTTAACCCTATTGGAAAATTTGAACCAAGAGATTCGCGCATTCCTGTATAGATTTCTACTAAAAATCTCATCCTATTTTCTAATGTACCACCATACTCATCAGTTCTTTGATTATCATGGGGAGATAAGAATTGATTCACTAAATATCCATGAGCTCCGTGAATTTGAACGCCAGTAAAACCTGCTTTTTTAGCGATTTTTGCTGTAGTAATAAACCGAGTAACTAACTCTTTTACTTCAGTGGTAGTTAAAGCTCTGGGATTATTAAATACATTTCCATAACTGCCTCCTACTGGAATAGCACTCGGTGCTACAGGTTCTTTTGAAAGAGTACGTGGTGATTGCTTGCCGGGATGATTAATTTGCATCCAAAGTTGTGTATTATTAGCTGTGCCTGCCTTTGCCCATTGTTTTAAAACATCCATGTCTCTTTCATCTTCGACAACAACATTACCAGGTTCACCTAATGCACTACGATCAACCATAACATTACCTGTCACCACGATACCTGTACCACCACTTGCCCAAACACGATATAAATTAACATGAAGTTGATTAGGTTGATTCTTACGGTTTGCCATAGTTTCACTCATAGCTGATTTAAAGAAACGATTTTTTATTATTGTTCCATTTGGTAGCGTTAAAGTTTCTGCCATTTTTAGTTTTTTCATTATTACTCTCCTTTATGTTTTTTATTCTAAATGTTTAAACGTTTAAATGTTTAAGAGTTGAAACTTACGGATATAATATACCTAATTTTTATAATATAGTCAAATGGGAACAAAGTGGATTCATCAAAACTTGTAAAGAAATTCAATAGTAAAAAAACATTCAAACAAAAAAGTGAAAATGAACAAAATAACTGAGAAACTATTTTGAAGGTTTTGCGTTTTCAATATTCCGCAATCGGGCGCTTTTCTTAAATAAGAAAGCGTCTTTTATCATGGATAACACATTTAAGGGATTAAGTTATGAGGGTGTAAAAAAAGATTGTGAAGTTTTGTACTGCGTTAGTTCAATTAGCTTTAGGCATTATTTTTTATCTTGATCTTCAAGAATAGGGCGCGTTTACTGAACAAACAGGGTAGCACCTACTAATCATAAAATAAGTGCTATCCTGTTTTCATTATTTAAAAGTTGAAGGTCTTTTAACTTCTACCACATGATAATCCGAATACCGAATAATTTTAATCTTTTTGATAAAACTGACACTCATAGCCATCAGCACTAAGCAACAGGCCATTTGCCCATGTTGGTATCTTAGCCATCTGTTCACAGATAGCGGAAAGTGACGTCCCCATATCTGCCTCGATGATAATTTCATCGTGTACATGAGCCACAATGGAACAATTCTTTAATGTCTGCATGGCATGACACAAAATGTCACGACTGATTGCCTGAACAATATTCTCTACAAATTTGGGTCCATAACTTTCGATTCTTTCCCATTTCTTCGTCCCACCGACACCTTCATAAGTAACCGACTCACCGCCAAACAGATTCTCTCCCATACGAGGTTTCACATAGGCAAGCCGTCTACCAGAAGGAAGAACGATAAAGAGCATTCCACTTTGATATATAAATTTAATGCCGTGTGTCGCTGTGGGAGTTTTTTGCTTAACACAAGTTTTTACTGCACGGTCAACATCCCACCAAAGTTTTGTGATATTGGGATTGGATTGTCTCCATGCCGTTACAAGAGGCTGAAGTTCATCCTCTTCAATTCCCATCTCCATAGCGCCCATAGATTTTAATGCTCCAACAGATCCTCCGTAACCGAGAGCAAGTTCAGCAATTTTTCCTTTTTGGCGAAGATGTCCATTTACACCATGCTTTTCAACAGGTACATTAAACATCTGAGATGCACTGGCACAGTATATGTCACCGCCGTTTTGGAATACATCTAATCTCCATTTCTCTCCCGCAAGCCAAGCAATGACGCGAGCCTCAATCGCTGAAAAATCTGCCACTATGAACTTCATACCTTCTCGTGGTATAAAAGCGGTACGGATAAGTTCCGAAAGTACCTCTGGGATAGAATCATAGAGTAAAATAAGAGCATCAAAGTTTCCGCTACGAACTAAAGCACGAGCCTGTTCCAAATCGGGCATATGGTTTTGAGGGAGATTTTGTAGTTGAATAAGCCTGCCTGAAAATCTACCAGTTCTATTGGCTCCGTAAAACTGAAACATTCCTCTTGCACGACCATCACTACAAACCACATTCTCCATGGCTGTGTATTTTTTCACTGATGATTTTGCGAGTTGCTGACGTAGTTCCAAAACAGTACTTAGTGGTTCAGGTGCTGTCTTTAACATCTCAGCAACCGCCTTTTTACCAAGGGTATCTGTTTCTAGTCCATTATCGGCAAGCCAGTCTTTCATTTGTTGCACAGAGTTTGGATTCTCCAAATTGGTTATATCCTGCATTAAAGCCATTAGCTTTTCACGGGAATGTTCATCCATCACCACAGCTTGTTTTACGAAAGTCATGTCAATGGCAATGCCACGATCATTGATTACCTGGTCGAGATGATATTCCTTCCAGATGTTCTCTGGTACTTGAAACTTGGATAATCTCTGTTGTATGGACATCTCAGCTTCCACATCACGAAGGTTGTATGCTTTAAAACGCTCCCATTTATCCACGTCATGTTCTGGCAAATTGCGAACTCGACCGCCATTTGATTTAGTAGGAGAGCATGGTGTACAGAAATATTTGATGAGGTCTTTACCTTCAGTCAATTTTTGCTTTTCTAAACCTAAAACTACACCGACCCCTTCCAGAGATAGTGGAAGTCCCATATATGCCGACCAGATCATGGAGCATTTCCAAGATGCAGGGTCAAGATATCCTGTAAGATTAAGCCATTTTGATAGACACACACGCTCAAACATTGCATTGAAAGCCCACTTGGTAACGGAATCATCCATAAGTGCGTTTATAATTTCATCTGGGATTTCCTCCCCACCGGCAAGGTCAACAACTTGTACTTCGCCACCGTCCACCGAATAACCAAATAGTAGAATTTCAAAATCATCACTCTCGGCATAACGGTAAACTCCAGATTTTTGAAGATTGGCACTACTAAATGTTTCAATATCAATAGAAATAGAATTCATGTATTACCGTCCTTTCCAATGCAAACGAGGTGGCAGAAAAACAACCTCCACCACCTCGTATGTATTTATTGTTTATGCTAGAAAATCATCATCTTCAATCGTTGTGAAGTCGTCAGCTGCATTGGTTCTTCCACCTAAAGGCTCTCCATCTCTTATCTTCTGGATATTACCAAGACCACATGCTACACCCTTATTTCCATTAGAGTTAAATGCATAGAAATTTAGGGATACTCTTGCATAACAACCGCTGTAAACCTCGTTGCGATCCAAGATAGGTCTAACCGCTTTATCTACTATTTGAGGTGGAGTATTGCTGTTGGCATTTACAAAGTAATGTCCTTTGTAAGCCTCGTCATCACGTTCTATGTCACCATCTCGAAGTGGCAGTTTGATAGCCGCCTTATTCGGCTTTTTACCACCAAACTTTGCAATGCCCTCTTCAATGGCTGCATCTACCGCTGCATTGATAGCATCGATGGTTTCCTTATCTGTTTTGGGAATCAATACGGATACACTGTACTTTTCCGCTCCGCCATTGATGGATACGGGCTCCCAGCCGTGAAAGTAGCTAAGACGTGTGTTGACGCTTGTAACAACCTTAGTTCTGTTTTGATTATTCATATTCCAATTCCTCCGTTATTTCGTTAAATTCATTTTTTACGTTTGATATATTCATAGCTGGCCGCTTATCGGAAAGTGGAACCAGCGTTGGCTTGCCCGGTGGTTTATGTATGAGACCACCGAGAATTTGCTCAAATTTCTTTTTGCCCATCAGCTTCTGCATTTCTGTAAGGGTTATGAGACTCTGACGGTAGATGTCCTTATATCCGTTTGCCTTGGCCGCTTCAGCCACAGCCCCTTCGTCCTTATATTTCCGAACTGATCTGCCCTCGACTACCTTAAAACCATGCCATTCTTTCCCGTGATTAACGGCAGCATCCGTGGCATAAGCAATGATTTCATTTGCCCACTTTGTAAGATCGGACAATTTAGAGAGAACTTCCTCAATTTCAGAATCCGTAAGCAGGGGTGGCAGTTTAAATTCCATCTGTGCTAATTTCAGCTTTTCTTCTGCTCTTGCACGGCATTTAACAGCCGCTCGACAGAAAGTACACCATTCACCTGGAAGATAGTCACCTTCGCCTTCATAGGCCTTTTTTGCCTTTGGCTTCAGTTCATTTTCTGCCCAGTCTTTTAATTCCTTTACCGGGATTGTCCATGTGCTGACATTTTCCCTGCGGGGTTGGAAGATGGTCATGGAAACCTCCTCGATATCATACAGGCTATCGTAGATTTCCAAAGCACCAAGGGCATATAATTTCATCTGCGGATTATCCACCGCATCTACCAACACACCCATGCCGTATTTAAAATCGATAATATGAAGATTTTTATCTCCAATAATAATGCAGTCACCAGTTCCAAACCCCTGCGGAACATAGCAGGAAAAATCAAGACGTTGTTCAATAAGTATTAACGGGTCCGTACAGCTTTGTTTCGCCAGTTCAAGCTGCTCCATTACAAATTCCACATAGGCATCGCTGTGTTCTTCCATCTCATCGGTGTTATAAGCCGAGACAGGACGCTTACTCCTCATGTGAAGTGCTTTTTTAAGTTTATGTTCACAGAGAGCATGGGCGGCTGTACCTTCAGCGGCCGCATTGGATTCGCTATTTTCAAATTCTAGTTCCAATCTTGCAGATGGCAGACAATTAAGCCACCTATGGGACCCCGATGCGGAAAGTACTGCGTGATCACTCATTACCTAGTACCTCCGCATCTTTCAACATATCTGCATAATGTTTTGGGTCAACTTCGCTTAATTTAGAGCCACCGTATTTTTTGATGATTTCTCTTACTTGGGCAGTAAGACCGGCTTGGCTCTTCTCAGCAAGTTTTGCTCTGACTTCCTCCAGAGTGATCTCCTTTTTCTTTGGCGCAGGTTCTTTTACTGGTGTAATCGATTCTTTTGCTTCGACAGGTTCATTGCCCGCCATTGCATCAGCAACCGCTTGTATGCTGTCTGCCAAAGAACGCATATCAGAAACCACATCAAGAAGTAGTTTGATTTTGCTCATGGTTTAATCCTCCCTCCTTAATCTCACTAATGGCGAGTTCCTGTACGGTGTCACCCGGAACAAGAATAGTCAGTTTCTGTTTATCACCTAGTAAGAAACGAAGGAAACGCTCCCTTATGGTGACATTACGACAGGAAACAATCCCGCCAGATTGTGGAGTTTTTGAAACACTGATTTTCAAGTTGTGTTTCATGTTCTTCACCTCTTTCCGAGAGCGTTTATGTGTTGCCCTCTACCTATTAGCTCTGGCAAGAGGGGAAAGTTGAGGATTCTGGAAAAACTTTTTTGAAATTCTTCTTAGCTGTATCTAAACGATGTGAAATGGCACTTTTACTAACACCCTCACGCTCTGCATACTCTGTTACAGAAACACCATCTAGGAATATAGCAATCAGTAACTCTGCTTGTTTTTCCTTGAGGGTCTTGCGGATAATTTCACAGAGATATTCATACTCTGCTTGTTTCTCTCGAGTCACTCCATCTGTATCATCAGGATATAACTCAATCGAATTTTCCTTTATGTTTTTACCCTCATTATCATCAGTAGCTTTTGTGTAGCCTCTTTTTCCATTTAGTTTCTTAGGTGGGGTAGTAGCAGCTGAATGACGATCAAGTTTATGCCAGTTATTGTACTCGGGCTTGTTAAAACGCTCGTCCATAATCTCCTGTGGCGAACGACGAGTTAAAGTTTCCTTATCTTCGGCACAGGATAGCCTGTCCTCATAGTCCATATCAATCATTACAGTGCAATCCTCGTCTGGTACTTCCAAATAGGTAGGTTTGTTGTCGTACATAATTCTAATTTTCATTTTGCATCCTTTCCGCCGGACTGCATTGGCGGCAAAGGATACAAAAATAGGTCTGTGCCTCGAAGTACACAGACCCTTTGTCCTGAAAATGAGCGCAACAAGGTAAGGTACTTCTATTGCAACGCATAACAATCCTAAACGGACTGAAACGTAGCAATATGTATCCTTTGCCCTTATTGCAAATCAGGCATTTGATATTTTTTTGTAGACGAGGAATGGTCTAATTCTTGCTAACTACGAAGGACCTTTCCTTCGTCTATCATTATTGTAAGTGAGAATTGGACAACCTTGGCGGACACCTCATGCCCGTTAATTTCAGGCTCAAATTACGCTTTTCCCCACAAAAACACCAAAAAACAACAATAAAAAAAGCCATACACAACCCTTAAAAGGATTCATGTATGGCTCGCATATTTAATAACTAAAAAACGGACATCCTGTGTCCGCTTTTTCAAAAATATTATTCAATTTTATAATGGCTCTGCTCCATGTTCCTGTAAAAACGTTCTAATCTCATCCATCGATTTTGCATATAGATGAGTCAATGCAAAGTTATACCAAATATGACTATTGTTATTGAAGTTCAATGAAAATGGTGAGTTGCGAATTATATGACTGCTAATATTTGGCGGTAGATGAAGTCCAAGGCAAATCAATACTATGGAATTAATAGATCCCGGTTCCTCACCATTAACGATTCGTCTTATGGTACGCTCGTTGACCAAGATTTTCTCTGCTAATTCTTTATAAGTTACTTTTTTCCACTCACGTACTATTTTGAGAGAGCTGGTATAACTATTTGGCAATTCATTATAGATTCGCATTTCTTCAGCTATTGTTTCGGCTAGTAATTGGGCCTTCTTTTCTGGAGCCGCATACTCAAAACCATTACAATATTTTATATCAAAATCAATATTCGATGTCTTATCACGATTGAGGAAACATTCAGTATAATATCTTTCCTTACATCCAGATTTAACTGATAACTCGAAAACCAAACAACACTCTTCCATATGGGTTCGTGCATAGTCGGTAAGTACAGTCTGTCCAAATATATCCTGTGTTATATATTTGGATGGTTTAAGACAAAGTGGGAATCTACATATATATAACTTCCGTCCCTAACTAAAGCGGCCATTTCTAGATTTGTAATGCTTTGGATGGCAGCATCCTCTGCGCCTATAGAAAAGGTCTGATTTCTTTCAAGCGCACCCTTCTTAAATCTGTGAGGCTTGACGTAGCGACCATCTATGTAAGTAAAAGTTCCGATTGCTTCCTCATATCCAGCATCAATCATTCGAATTTTAGCTGCTGTCCGAGATACGCTGAAGAACGTTGCTAAGGCGTAAATAACTGGCTCCATTACATCTATAAGTTCAGATGTTCCCAGTTCTGAACGGAATTGCTTAATAAATTTAAATGCTTGGGTTTTAAACATGGCAAGTGGCATTTGTATCTTTGGAGCGAGGGCATTCGCCTGCCATTCCATCCAGTCAGTTGCATCTCTAGTATTATCTTTTATACCTCCGACTACCTGACACTTGATTCGTGTGACACTGCTGTTATATAACCGCTCCAATTCAAATGCTTTTCTATGTTGATCCCAATGAACACACTCATGCACAATAGTATTATTGACCGATCCCAGATTACGAAGAAAGTAAGCTTTAGGGTCCACAATTATTGTACGGGCATTTACACGGGTTTGTACCATTTCATCGCTGTCTTCATCACAAAATTCTGCATCACAGTCGTGAAAGTATATCTGCCCAAAAACAGAGAAATCCTTTGTAATCTCTCGCATTTCTACTGTAAGACCCATTTTTTCTGCCAATACCTGTGGCTCAACTGCCATCGGAGCTATTAATGCTTCAGGGTAATGCCTTCTAAAGAAGTCTGTAGCAACAGATTCTAGTTGTTCCTTATGAATGATAGGGACAAGGGAGTCCGACATAGGTTTTGGCTGCTTATTCTTGCTAGTATACTCAGTTATACTGGCGATTGAAAAATCATCTAAATTACAATTTAAATCTCCTGGCATTCCAGCATAAACCATTGACGGCAATTTTCCGATTCATCATAGTGATAATCTGATTCTCGGACTTCAAATTCAGCTTCAACAGCAACATCAAATTCTATTTTCATGTCCGGTAAGTCATTAACTGACACAAACTTAACTTCTACATCTGACAATTCTATGCCGCCAATGTTTCGAACCCTGTATAACCGTAAGTCTAAATCTTCACAATTATCCGTTGCATAGGTTTGTATGGCAGAAAATATCTCATTATAGAATCTATCAGCCACGTAATCTTTAAAAGAACGATTACCCGCCAAGGCACTCTCTCCTCACCCCATATGAAATTAATATCTTTAAGAATTTTTAATGTTCAAACATTAGTTTATAGGTAAATTATAACATGTATTTTGATTTCCTCAACATTTATTTTACGTTTGCGAATTTTAATTGTTGCTTCGCTAACTTTGTGATAAACTTTATTTATTAACTTAGGCTAGGTACTAAGGCGAGGTGGTATTATGTCCATAAGTTATAAAAAACTGTGGAAACTTCTTATTGATAGAGACATGAAAAAAAGGACTTAAGAGAAGCAGCTGGTATTAGTACAGCTTCAATGGCTAAGCTTGGCAAAAATGAAAATGTTAATACTGACATTTTAATAAAAGTATGTAAGGCGCTTAACTGTGATATTTCTGATATTATGGAGATTGAAAAAACTACAGAAACCCCACCAAAAACAAAGGAGTGAGCTAATGAAACTGTTATATTCAAATATCCTACCTCTTGGAACATTAGAGGGCCAACAAACAATTATAGATTGTTTTAACGAGCAAATCGCAAAATCAGACCGTGTTGAAATCGCGGTTGGATATATTTCTCGTGCTGCCTTGGAAGAACTCGACAATCTGGTCGAAGAGCATAATATTTCAAGTATATGCCTTACCATTGGAATGTACTTCATCGAAGGAATGCCAGAAGGATCATATAATACTGCTTTAGAAATCAACAAGAAATGGATAGAAACTGGTATAGGTGAAATTAAGATCGTAAAAGCATTCAAATATCATGGAAAAGTATACTGCTTTTATAAAGATGGGCAACCTTTTTCTGCTATAATTGGTTCCGCAAACTTAGGTGTAATCAAATTAGATGCTAATAACCGTAGGCAGTATGAAATCTCATCGATTACTGATGATGCTACTGAATGTAAAGAAATCGCAGAATTTTTAGAGAGGTTAAAGGCTCAGAACTGCTCTGATAATATTGCTAACATAACAGGAATGCCAATAATTAGGGAAGTTAACACATCACTTAGTGGCATTGATACAGTAACACAGATTCCCCAAACTGGTGTACAGCTTTATGAACAGCATAAAACCGATGTTTATTTTGTACTGCCATTAAAAGTTCCTGCTTACGATGAGCGACACATGGATGATGGTAAGCATTTCACAAAGTCAAATATAAATGTTAGCTACGCCGCACCACGAAGTAAAAGGAAATCCCGTGATTGGTACGAAACTCAATTGACAGTTAGCAAGGAGATTACTCGTTCAGAAGGTTACCCTGAAAAAAACAAGCCTTTTTTTGTTGTTACCGATGATGGCTACTGGTTTAAAGCTCATACCACAAGCGATGGCAATAAACAATTCAGTGCTGTTGGCGATGAACTCATTCTTGGTCGTTGGATTAAAGGTAGACTTGCAGCAGCAGGTTTAGTAACGCCAGTTAATGACACCCAAGCTGATACTGATCGTAAGGGAATGATTACTAAAGAAATGTTACAAGCATACGGTTGCGATAGCCTTGTACTTTCAAAAACAGATCAGAAAGCATTGGACGAAGATGGCACCGAGCTTGATGTATGGGTTTTATCGTTTGAAACAATTACTAACGAATGAGAGGTGTATCAATGCAGTATTTAAAAACATACCTGCAAAAATAAAAGAGCGAGGTAACGAAAAATTAGCTGAGTCCATTTCCAAAACAGCTGAAGATATTGGTAATCAACATATTCGCAATTTTTCATTTATAAGTCATGAGATTGGTTTGTTGTTTGGTAATGTGCAATCTGGAAAAACCGGTCAAATGTTTGGCGTTATGTGCAAAGCTGCAGATTTAGGATTTCCCGCATTTATCTTACTCACAACAGACAATGTTGTCTTGCAACAACAAACCTTAGACCGAGTTAGAGACGACTTAGACGGTTTCTGTATTTGTGGCGAAAACGACTCAGGCTTATTTATTGAAAATAGCCTTGTTAAGCCAGCCATTGTCGTTCTAAAGAAAAATGCAAGAGTACTAAGATTGTGGGCCAATGTATTTAATTCTACAGGCTTTATGAAGGGCAATCCTCTATTCATCGTTGATGATGAGGCGGATGCTGCTTCCTTAAATACTCTAATAAACCGTAATAGTCAGTCATCAATTAATAGATATCTGGATTCTATAAAAAATGGAGCATCAAGTAGCTTATACCTACAGGTTACAGGTACGCCTCAAGCAATCTTATTACAGACCCTTGCGTCTGGTTGGCATCCATATTTTACATACTACTTCCATCCAGGGGATGGCTATTTAGGTGGAGACTTTTTCTTTCCAACAAGTGGTAAACCTGAATGCATTGATTTTCTTGAAACAATCAAACGACCAACACGAAGTGTTGTTATACGCCACCTTGCTGTATCTGCTCAGATTTTGGCATCAAAAGGAAAAGTGTCAAATTGCCTTCTACATCCGAGTGTACGACAAAATGTCCACCAACGTTTTGCTGACGATGTCGCAAAGGAAATAGATTGGTGTATGGAGCATATCAATACCGAATTCATCACAGAATTACAAACCCACTATGATTCTTTAGAACCCAACAAAAGTGAGAAACTTTCTTTTGGAGTTATCTATAAAACTACTAAGGATTTGTTGGAAAACAAAGGTATAAAAATTCTTGTTATGAATGGAAAAACAGATGTTGAGAGTCCAGATTATGCAACAGGCTGTAATTTTATCGTAGGCGGAAACACTCTAGGCCGAGGCGTAACTTTTCCAGGGCTACAGACAATTTATTATACAAGAACCAGCAAAAAGCCCCAGGCTGATACTATGTGGCAACATAGTAGGATGTTTGGTTATGACAGAGACTCTGGCATGATGAAGATATTTATAGATGAACAACTCTATAAATTATTTGCGGACATTAACGCTACTAATAATGCCATTATCGCACAAGTAGAGCAAGGAATTGAAAACATAAAAATTTATTATCCAGTTGGATTGAATCCAACTCGAAGGAATGTTATTGATAACAAACGAGTCAATATCCTTTCAGGTGGGACGAACTATTATCCGTTCTATCCAGATAATAACACCATAGATGATATAACAAAACTATTGGAGCCTTTCTCCGATGATGATCCTTATTACCAGGTAAATTTGAGGTTAATTAAGAAAATATTATCCCACATTATTGCCAGCTCGGATTTCAAGTTAGATGCATTCCTTTCTGTCATTGATACACTTCTTTCAGAACAACCAGCTGGACAGGGGATTTTGATTGTCAGAAGAGGAAGAGATGTTGCACAAGGGACAGGAGCCTTGTTGTCTCCGAACGACTGGAAACTAGGTGGCACTTTCCATGACAAAGTAGTTCTGACCATGTATCAAGTGACTGGTACTAAGGGGTGGGGTGGAAAAGCACTCTGGGTGCCGAATATTAAACTTCCTCACGATACCATGTATTATGATGTGTCTGAAGAAACTATAGAAGAAGCATAGGAGGGCAAGAATGGATGTTAACCAACAACATAGCAAAAAGAATTTTATTTGCCCCTCCACTCCAAGGAGCGGACACTTTATTGATATTAAGCGGATATGCTACCCCTAATATGGCATCATGGCTTATTAAGAGTTTTCAAGAGCAAAATATGCACCCTGTAAATATTTCATTACTTATAGGAATGGTTCCTTACGATGGGTTAAGTGTACCTATACATGAGGGCTTTATGGAACTCCATGGCAAAACATACCCAAATGCAGTGGATAGCTTTTCATGTAGTTATGTTTGCGAAAACCCCCCAGTTCACGCAAATTTGTATATATGGCTAAAGGGAGAATCACCAGTACAGGCCTATACAGGTTCTGCTGATTTTGTACAGAATGCATTTATCCAATCCAGAAAAGAAATAGTAGTATACTGTGATCCAGAAGAAGCTTATAAGTTTTATGAAGAAGTTGAAGCAAATTCAATCTATTGTAACCATGCGGAGGTAGAAGACCATATTGTTCTCCGTCCAACACATCAAATTCTTGATGCCGAAAACAAGCCTCTAACCTCTTTAGCCGGCGAGGGTATTACTTCCACAACTCTATCGCTTCTAACAAATAAAGGCGAAGTTGGGGAAAGGTCAGGATTAAATTGGGGTCAACGCAAGGGCAGAAATAGAAACCAAGCTTATATTCATCTTCCTGCAAGAATTGCAAGAAGTGGTTTCTTCCCGTTAAATAAACAACACTTTACTGTTATTACAGACGACGGTCACACTCTTCTTCTAAGAGTTGAGCAACAAAACAACAAGGCAATTACTACACCTCTTAGCAATGCCCAACTCGGAGAATACTTCCGAAACCGTTTAGGTCTTGGAAATGGCGCATTCGTAACAAAACAAGATTTACTAAACTACGGAAGAACAGATGTTACCTTTTACAAAATCGACGATGAGCAGTACTTGATGGATTTCCATGTATAAACAAAGCAGTTACTTTGCTTTTACTACAAAGTAACTGCTTTCTCATTCTTTAATACTTGGTTCTACGCTCTCATATTCAATTCCAGCAAAACTCTTCAAAATTGCCTCAAAAATGATTTTTGCGCCCTGACAAGGTACCGCCATTCCTATTTGTTTACGTACACTCTCTTTACTTCCTATAAATCTATAAGTATCAGGGAAAGTTTGTAATCTAGCCCGCTCTCTGTTAGTCAATGCTCGTGGTTCTTCCCAATGATAAATGTGTGTTCCTCCGCCACCGCTTCCTGTAACCGTGTAGGAAGGCTTTGTTGGATCGAGCCTCTTATATATTTGACTTATTTTTGCCCCTCTAATATTAAGTTGTAAATCTTCTGGAAGGTCTGCTGTAAATGCATTCTGTCCAGGTAGAATATGCTGCAACCTTCTAACAACAGTTTCGGATTGTCTTGTCAATTCATTATTATATGCATCCTCTGGAATAGGGGGATTTTCTATTGCATTTTTACAAGTATTATCGATTCCGACATAAGGCGCTGTTGATGGGACTTTAAATTCAACATCGATGTCATCCCGTATGCCAACGATAATCAAACGGTGCCTTGCTTGAGGGACTCCGTATTCCTCAAACTTGTAGAGATGAGGTTTAATTGTATAGCCAGCTTCCCTCAGTTCCTTGAGAATCATAGTGAAGGCTTTCCCATCATTTGCATTTCTAAGTCCTCCAACATTTTCCGCTAAAAACCACTTGGGTTTAAACAGTTTTAGAGCTTTGACACCATACGAATACAAGGGACCGAATACCCCGTCCATACCTTTTTGCTCACCAACAACACTATAGTCATTGCATGGGAAACCAAATGCCAATGCATCAATCGGGGCTAGTTTTGACATATCGAATTTACGAATATCCTCATGGTAAACAGTATGAGGAGCATCGGGACATATGTTTAATCTATATGTTTCACAGGTATCCGCATCATAATCATTTGCCCACTGGTGTACAATCGAAAAGTTTGGGTCTTCAATAGTAGCATTCATGGCGCCCCACGCAATCCCTCCTGGACCGCAAAATAATTCTCCAAGCCTAAAAATCATATCTAATCAACCTTCCTTTTTTGTTAAGAAAATCGATTTGCGATTGAATGTGTTGCATTTCCTCTTCATCAAGAGAAGAAACACCTTGAAACACAAATTGATATTCTACAATATCCTCTTTAGTCAAGTAACCAGCCAACTCATAAAGAGGTATAATTTGAATGTTATATAAATGTGCAAGTCTTTTTAAATCATCAGGAGTACAATCTATCTGTCCTCTCTCAATTTTGCTAAGTCTTGAATCTGTTATACCGGTTTTTTCATATACCTCTTTTAGGCTTAAACCACTTTCGTTGCGACTTTCTTTCAATCGATTGCCTAATTCAGACATACTATCACCTCTATGAAAGAATAACATACTCGCTGCAATAAGTCAAGAAATTTTATAGTTTACGCTGCATAAGCGCAGCATCATATTAATAAATGCAAAGCCTTTTCTAAAAACTATATAAATCAATTCAGATATTTTAATCTATCTGTTATCTATCCTATCTCCACAACCCTATGAAGTCATCTAATCTGTCTCCACAACCCTACACACATTTTTACGGTCGACATGTTTCCCAAATAAATAAAAATAAGGATTATCAAGGTTAAAAGGTACTGCCAGACATCAGGCAGAAAATCCTCCAACCTTGGAAATCCTTTATTTATCAGTGCTTTGAATAGTCCTTATTTATCAACCCTTGACATCAAGACAACACACTCCACGTGTGTTGTCTTGATAGTACATACAGGAGTGGCATTAGTTCAATAAATAATTTCTTCATCCTTTTTTTAATTGTTTTGACCAAACATCCCATTCATGATTAAGCGTGTTTCTTAAAATCGTCTCTACCTTACTAAACCATTTTGAGATATCTCTTTGAGATAATGACTTATCAAATTCATCAAGTACTTCTTTAATAAATATTAAGGATGGGTGGTTTTCCCCTAAATATACCAAGCATTCCAAGAATATACTTTGTCTAACAGTAATAGCTTTTTCAATAAGTTTATCATTAGACAGTCTCAAGTTAGTTTCTTCATCCTTTAACTCATCCATAATATCCCTTAGGTTTCCAGTCTGAAAATAGTATTCATAAGTAGAAGGTACCTCAGGTAGTTCTATTGGTTTATTTGGTTCAAAATAATAAACAGGATAATCACCTTTTTGCTCATTTTCTACCCACTTTTTTATATCAACCTTTTCAGCAACCTCTCTAAGTTCCATTAAGAACCTTAACGGTGCTCTGCTCCAAATCCAATCAGATTTAGGGATTGAGAGTTTTCTGAACTGAACATCTAAATTTCTATCCCAACTTCTCGAATAAGACTCGTGATAATGCGTACTATGTTGCCACTCACCTTCATAATCATAATAGGATATTACTACTGCCCAAGAGTCATCACTTCTATATGTTATATCGGAGAATAGCAAGAACCCACGTGGTAGTAACCAAACCACTCTTTCTTCATTACTATCATTAATAGTATTTTTCTTTGTCTTTATAGATACGGTATTTAACGTTCCTACTGATTGTTCTGTATTTTGAATTTCCTCTTGCTTTACGTCAACACCTCTTATCCAACCTCTGAATTTGTATTCAGTACCATCTTTCTTAACAAATTCTTGTAAAGAAAAGGAAACTTCTGTAGTTATTTCACTAATGTTCTCCACAAACCTTACTAAATTAGAAAGTACTAGTTTTTTAAATTCTTCGTATTTTTCAATCTGTGGATCTTTTACTTCTTGCTCATATACTTCAAGTGAAATATTTGTACTTTTTTTATTCACTAGATACTGGTCGTTTAACACAATCGCAAAAACAGGTATGCCATTTTTCAGAGCAAATTCATATTCCAATTGTGTATAACTTTTTCCACTCTCAGGCTCAATAGAGCCATACTTACCACCAAGTATTAACATTAGTACATCGGACTCTTTTATCCATTCTTCAATTACCTGCCATTGACTTTTACTAGCAGCAGTAAATAACTCCATACCTGCAGGAATATGTCCAGCTCTTAAAATTCCTTCAACAGCCTTTTGTCTTTCTTCCTTTAAATCTAAATATGTTGACGATACAAAAACTTGTAGTTTTTTCAATATACTTCTTCCTCCTGATATAACAAATCACTTTTACTATATTTTATGCCAGAAAATAACTATCTTATAGAGTTATATTTTTAACTTTCAAGTTGATAATAATTCAGTCCTCTCATTGTCTTTAACTACTATTGGATAGACTACACTAAGTTGGACAGATAAAATAAGGGTGGTAAACTTATACTAATGAATAAAAGGAGCGTGCTAAGATGACACGTCAACGTCGAACTTTTACACCCGAATTTAAACTCCAATTAGTGAAGCTATATGAAAATGGCAAATCGCGTGCGGATATTGCTAGAGAATATGATATAACACCATCTGCGTTAGATCGTTGGATTAAGAATCATCAAGAAACAGGATCCTTCGCTGCGAAGGATAATCGTTCAGAAGCGGAAAATGAATTGATGCGACTTCGCAAAGAAAATCAGCGTTTACTTATGGAGAACGACATTTTAAAGCAAGCCGCGCTGATCATGGGACGAAAATAAATGTGATTCGAAATAACGCTCACAAATATTCGGTATCAGCAATGTGCGACGTCCTCGATATCCCCAAAAGTACGTATTATTATCATACCGATTTAACAGGTAAACGTGCACAGAGAACGGAAGATCAAGAGCTTTCCAAGGAAATTGCCCGTATCTTTAGAGAAAGTCGTAATAACTATGGGACACGAAAAATCAAGAAAGAATTAGCAAAGTTATCAGAACCCAAAAAGGTATCCCGCCGTCGAATTGGTCGACTAATGAACGAAATGGGCCTTGTCTCAAACTACACAGTAGCACAATATAAACCTTATCATTCCACCTGTAACGAGGCACCAGTGAAAAACGAATTAAAGCGTCAATTTAAACAAGAGGAGTATCTAGCTGTGATTGTCAGTGATTTAACATACGTCCGTGTCGGAAAAAGATGGCATTATGTATGCTTATTTGTCGATCTTTTTAATCGTGAAATCATTGGCCATAGTGCTGGTGCAAATAAGACCGCAGACCTTGTATATCAGGCAATCGCAAGCATTCAAGCGAATTTAAACCATGTCAAAATGTTTCATACCGACCGCGGAAAAGAGTTTGATAATAAACTAATTTCAGAGGCACTCGAAACATTTGGGATTCAGAGATCCTTGAGCATGAAGGGTTGTCCTTATGACAATGCCGTTGCTGAAGCAATGTTTAAGGTATTTAAAACAGAATTCGCTAACGGGGCTCATTTTTCTTCCCTTGAACAGATTGCCCTTGAACTTGATGACTATGTTCATTGGTTCAACAACATTCGAATTCATGGAACACTTGGATATGTGACACCTGTGGAATTTAGAAAGCAAGCCCTTTAATTTTTTGTCCAGTTTAGTGTTGACATTCCATATTCTTAGTTCATAAAAATAACCCCCTAAATGGGAGTTATTTTATAGAAGAGTAAGAGACCTTTTGAGCATATCTTTAAGATTATAGTCTTCATCTAACCATCCTTTAAGAAGTTCATCTGTAAAAGATAGTTCCTTCGCAATCCAATAAAATAAAACTGTTTTTAATAATATATTTGTAAAATAGAGATCAAAGCCCTCATCTATTACACCTTCTTGTTTTTTACCGAAGTGTGTGTAGTAATTTCTACTTTGTTTTATGTGATTTGCAAGTAATTCAACATTGTGTTCAGTGAATATTATTCCTTTTATTTCATTATCTATATCTTCAAAGCAGTGCATAAGTCTTTTACCAAATTCATAGTGATGAGCATAAGACAATGCCCCTCTTAACTTGTCTTTAAATTCTGTATCAATTTCGTCTTCTATTGCTTTAATCATCTTACTTCTTAATTTACTATATTGTGAATTGGTAACATACTGACTATTTTCCGAAGTCCCTCTATGAAAACTCTCTAATGCTTTTGTATAGTTTAAAAAAACAGTAACCGTATCACTAGTACCG